TCAGCCGAAGATAGGTTTCCTCCGGTGTCAGGACCTCGCTGGCACGTTTGTGGTGAAGTCCCAGGCCGAAGATGCACCGACGAGCATAACCCGTTTCGAGGAAGTCGTAGAACTGGTCTTCGGTCTGGTGACCATCGAACAGCTTGGATGGAGTACCAAACAACAGCATGTTGCTCGGGGTTTTACCGTCGACTTCCTCATGCCGACTGTTGTCAGCGGTATTCTTGACGAGCTTCTGCTTCACTCGGCCCTGATCAAAGAGCTCCAGGAAAAGCGTGAGGACGTCTGTGTTGGTGATCAGGTTGGACCCGATTTCATCGATCTGAAGATTAATGGAGCCACAGTTCGCCAGCAGCAGCTTGTGTCGGAGCTGTTTAACGGCAGGAGGCGTTCCGCTGTCGAAGGTGAAAGGAAAGGCCCCGGCAGAGGTGAACTCACGAACGGCTTTGTCGAACTCTTCTTGCTGGGCAGTTCCGTTCCGTGCTGCTCGGGCATTGGCGACATCCCACAGATGCTTCTCAGCGATGATCTGAAAGGTGTCATCCATGAACCGCTTACGAAACGGCTTCATGATCTCCTCCTCGATGATCGAGACGGAGTGGCCCTTACCGTAACCGGAAGTAGCCAGAGCCAAGGCATAGAGGTTCACCGGGATATCACCCCGGTCCTTGGTCGAGATGACAGCACGCATAGAGCTGGCCATCTTCGAGAGGAAGTATGCAGTCTCGGTTTGGAAGAAACCGCGATCTGTGTTCTGGGTCTTATTACACAACACGTCGACGATCTCGGTGACCGCCTGGTGGTGTTTGACGCCCGTTAAGTCGATCATTGATACTTGTCCTTCTGGGAGCAACCGCGAAAGGCAGGGCAATAGCCGCAGGCCTTCACTTCTCCGAGCTTGGTGACAACAACACCGACGCCTTTTGATGCCCTATGGGCATTAGCTTCAGTGAGACTGGTGAAGTTCTTGGTGCTCTTGGCCCCAGGAGTCTGGGCCTTTGCCGGATCGGTGAAGTACCGATAGCTGGGCTCTGAACGCCATAGCTCTTCGTCGTTGCACTCCGGGATCTGGTCCTGTGGGAGGTTCTGATATTTCTGGATCTCAGCCAGCTTCCAACGAACCCAGTGTTCGGTATCAGCCAGACTGAGGAGCGGAACACGCTTCTCCATGACTCGACGTTCAGGGTAGCCGTCGATGCTCCGAAGCATACCCTTCGACCAGTCGGTGAAGACGTAGTTCACCTGGCCGTAGTCCTCGGTGATCCGAGGCCGTGGACGAGCATTGTCGATCCAGCGATACAGGCTCATCTGGAGCTGGTGCTCATCCTCTCTGGTTCCCTTGATCCAGGACCAGACGGATGTGCTCTTGGTATCGTTGACGATACCTTCAGTCACCATGTCGAACTTGCCGCCGACTGTGTGGTCTCCGATTTCACGAAGACCACGTTGCTCCAGGTAAACTGGGATGATGTCTGGCTTTGCAGCCAGCTCTTCATCAGTGGGATTGATCCGAACCCGAGCGATTACATCGTTCGGATAACCAAGCAGCTCCAGGGATCGCTGATAGCCGCTGGTCCAGGCACGCTCGATGCTATCGTGAATGGCATTGCCGAGCTTGCGGGCGATGAACTCGCTCACATCTGATTCGCGTTCCTCATCAGGAATGCGAGTGGGGAGAACGATCTGACGGATCGGTCGCATTAAAGTAGTGACCGAGATGTAATTCTTGACGTTACGAACGAAGTCGTACTCGTCATGAAGCAGCCAAACTGCCAGGGGCAAGTTGATGCCCATGTTATTGGTGATACGCATAATGCTCCCCCTGGGATGTTGAGGACAAGGTTGGCCGGGATCTTTCAATCCCGGCCTGGTGGAATGTTCAGAGGATCTTACTCAGCAACCAAGCTTTCAAAGCGTCCTCAGCGATAGCGACCAACCACGGCCATGCGAACATAACACCTCCTTGTATGTCAGCCTTGAGTGACTGACTTCTGGGCCTGCTGGATCTCACGGTCGAGATACCAACGGGCTTTCTGGAGATCTTCGAGACGAGCCTTAGCCATAGCTGCGTCATGTTCAGCAGGAGTAGTGAATAGATCAGCTCGCATAACTTTTCGTCCAGCTCGGCTGATGTATTTCACTGTATTACCAAGGCAGAAACCGAGTTCCCAGGCTTCAATCACCTTGATCGCTTCGTATGGGTTGTTCCCGCCCCCATAGTGAGCGGGATGATTGACGGCTTCAGATGCTCGGATTTGAGCATCAAACAGCTGCTGCGGAGTGAGTGCGACTTTTGCGCTTTCCAGATCAGCCATCAGTTGAGCTTCGGTCCACCGACTTCCTTGAGGGCCATACCCTCAGGAGGTGCGTTGAACTCCTTCTCGGTCATGAAACCGAGATAACTGATCGAGATGATCGGCAAGCCGACAACCTGGATACTGGGATCCTGAGCCTGCTCATGGAAGCTCATCTGCATCGCTTGCTGAGCTCGACCAATCTGACGTGCAGGGACGTTTTGACTGTCACTCCGAAGCACGGTGTTGACGGTCGCCGTACCCATAGCGTTACCGCCAGGTGTTTGGAACATCACCAGGCCACAGACATGGTGATAGTGCTGCTTCAGTCTGTTCATAAATTCCCCTCGCTGGGTGGTCTTGCCCGAAAGATATCTTGAGGTTTTTCTCTGTGGGCAGAGACCCGAGAAAACAGACCATAACTGGGTCTGACAGTGGCTGCAAGCGGCCTCTAAGCCGTACTTTCCGCGATGATCGAAAAGATCTGATCAGCTGTTGCGTGGTTGGGAATCGTGATTTCTTTGCTCCAGTCCGGATGGAAGATTGAAAGCTCACCTCCCAGTTTCACCTCGTCATGAGCGATGTCAGGATGCTCCTGCCATTCAGCTGCTTTAACCAGGTGCTCATTCGTATAGAGTATCGGATCAATATCGTCACGGATGAGATAATAGCTGGCGTCGTGGATCTGAGCTGACGGTCGAATGTCCAGACGGAACTGGGACTTCCGGACCTTGTTCATAAATTCAGATGCAGCTCTGCTGTTAAGGATACACCAGCTCTGGCCGAGAGCATTACCTGCTGTGCGTCCTTCGGCTTCAGCCTCATAAGGTGTGCGACTGGTACCACGAATCACTTGCTTGAGCAGAGGTGTTCTCAGGCGTAGACCGAACGCAGCTGTGATGTAGCCATCACGCATAGCCTGATTGAGCTTATCGTTCACCCAGTCAATGCTGACCTGGTAGAGCGAGTTATAACGGGCAACGACTTCCTCAGCTTCAGCTTCGGTAAAACCATACTTCTTCATCAGAGCATGTTTAGTGCCCTGATATGTGAGCGTGAAGGTTGGGTTCTTCGACTTATCACGAAGCGGCTTATATTTTTTCTGTACCGAGTTGATGCTTTCGACCGAATTAGGATCGATGTCAGGCATCTTATCCGGCCAATAGTTATAGGCTCGGAGAGAGTGACCATCGTAGCCATCGGTATAAACCTTGAGCTTGTTTGGATCCTTGGTGGTCAGGGCTGAGATTCGATCCTCCAGGGAGGAGAAGTCGAGCCCGGCAAAGATCCATCCTGGAGGAGCAGCAAAGCAGCTCTTGATCATCTTCGCATAGGTGAGCTTGATCTTATGACCCTTGCCGGTTGAGGGCAGGTTCTGGAGATTGGGCCCAGATGAGCTCAGGCGACCCGAGAGTGTGCCACCGAGGTTGAAGTTGCCGAACAGGTAGTGCCAACCGTCAGGGCCTTCTACGGCCCCTAGAATCGACGGCATGAAATTCGTCGTCAGGGTGCCAATGATGGCATAAAGCTGGAAGGCTTCGAGCAGCTCTTTGATCTGCGGATCGGTGACCCGATTAAGCAGAGCTTCGATTGTCTCTCCGTCTGTACTTGGTAGCTTGCTGTCGGTGAGATTGATTACCGGAAGCTGGAGCATGTCGAAAAGCAGCTCCCGCATTTGCGGATCGCTATTCGGATTGAAGATCTGAGGCTCGTCGCCAAGCTTGATCTGTTTCTTTTTGAGTTCAGCGTTTCGCTTAGCGATATGCTTCAGATCCAGCTGGTAAGTGTACTGCTGAATAATCGGCGACGACATGATCTTGTCATAGGCAACCAGAAGTTCAGCATCGAGCTTGAGGCTTACCTCTTTAGCTCGCGGCATATTCACCGGCATACCGGTGAGTTGCATCTGCACGATGTCGACGATGGCTGGCTTGAAGATTTCCTCGTAGATCTGGAATTGCTGATCTGCGATCATCTGGTCCCAGTGCTTTTCCAAGCAGAACCAGGTGGAGAGACCATCCACCAGATTGTATTGGAGCAGCTCAGGGAGCCGGATCCGCGTGATATCCTTGATCTCTTCTTGAGCGTAGTTGCCAGCGTACTCGTGAGCTTGCTTTTTAAGGCTGAGCTCATTTCCAGCACAGGAATTGGTAGCCAGGTAGGTGACTAGCTTGGTATCTTCCCAGTTCCGAAGCATGACCTCCAGACCTAGTAAGCACCCTTTCGTGTCGAGCAGGTGCTCCATGAAAAGTTGATAGATCAGGACGTACACGTCGTAACTGATCGAGTGGTAGATGAGCTTCTGCTGGAACCTCAGGAAGAAAGAGAGCAACGCTTTGCGTCGCCGTTCATTACGCACTTGACGTCCGTAGGGAGCTTCGACAGCATCATGAATTGGGTCGTAATCAACGGGGAAGGCGATACCCTCATGCTTATTCCAGCAAAGAGTGATCGTGCCGATGCCAGCCGTGTGGTGCTTGAGACTAAAGGCCTCAATATCACAGGTGAGTGGTCGATCTTCGAGGATGAGTCGCTCCAGCCAATGTTCGATTTCCTCATCGGTCTGGGGGTAGGCGGCGAAACGAATGATTTCGTTCCCCGGCAGCTGATAGTTCCCGCCTCGGTGATCGAGGATTGCGCGAACTGCGAGGGAGATTTTGGATTTGACCTTATCCGGGTCGAAGAAAATAGCCCGATAGTTCGGTGCGTAGGCAATTTTCCAGGGGCCGTACGCACAATCGAGAACATAGCCAAGGTTGACCTCAACCTTGCTGGCTTTCGTCAACGCCTTGAAGTAATCCGAATCGGTGACGAGCAGGTACTGCACGCCTAGATCGGTCAGGGTCGGCACAAGTTCTTCGACGATATACTGCTTCATTTCAGCCATCGGTGTCTTCTTACCGGTGGTGTGAAGGTCTATGCTCAGAACATCTTGGGGGTTGATACCGAAGGGGGTGATATATGCTTCCTGGATCGCATCCTTCTGGATAGACGGAACCAGGATGCAGATGTCATAAGCTGATGCCTCGACATCAGTGAAGACTGCGTAACGCATCATCTAACTTCCGCGTATAAGTTTCCCGAGATCATCCATTTCACGATCATATCGGTGAACCTCATTACGAATGTTTTGGCGTTGTTGATCAGTAAGATCTTCCCAAGGAGTTCCATTGGTGATCCCATTTTCATTAAGAGCCCATTGATACCGCTCACGGTATCGGCGATCAGGATCTTTAAGCATTAGTAGAGCATCCTCGTCGTCACGTAGAGCTCGATCTTGGGCACTACCCTCCGGTACTGCCGCATGGCCCGCTCATCGTCTTTGATCGTGAACGCCTCTTCCCCCCCACGGGCGAGGCCCTGGATGCACTCTAAGCTACCTGCGAGGCAGTTGGGAAGAGCATCTCGGATACCCTGGGTGGTGGTGCATCCATCGAGCACACGGTAGAGGCTTTGTCGGATGAAGGCCTGGTCATCGATCAGGACATTGAGGTCCCTCAGATAGCCTTCCATTTGTTCGGTGAGCGAGGGGTGCAAACCTCGACGCTTGGTAGCGGTGTTGGCCAACTGAAGATCAGATGGCTTATAGACAACTCCATTGTAGACGAAGCCTTGAAGGCTGAGGTCGTTATAAGCTTT